ATCGAGCACCGCGCCCAAACGTTGCGCCTGCGCGCCAAGCCGTGTCATTTCCACCCCGCCGTTTTGCAAGAGCGGGATGAGCCGCGTAGCATCCGAGGCCATGGCCTCGAGATAGAAGGTCATCTCCTGTTGGCTGACGCCCGCTTTTTCGAGGGAGGAGACATAAAGCTGCAGCGCCTCAGGCCCCGAAAGCCGCGCAAACTGGTCGGCCGTCACGCCCACGCGCGGGGCAATGGTCTCAAAAAAGTCCGCCATCGGACCACCGCCCGTTTGCAGGAAATCCCCGACCCGGTCATTCACGTCCTTCAAGATATCGGCGAGCTTCTCCTGCTCAATGCCCACGGTCGCCGAGGCGGCCGACCAGCGTTGGAATACTTCCGGACCGGCATTGGCCACCTGGGAAAGCTGATTGATTTCATTAGCAGCAGCTATGGTGGAGCGCGTCATGGAAACGACAGCGCCGGATAACGCGGTTGCCGCCGCCGTCGCCGCGATCTTCGCACGGCGGGCAAAAGCAGCCATACGCGCATTGGCCTGTTCCATCTCGCGGCTCAGGCGGCCAAAGCCGCGCTTGCCAGCCTCGCCGACGCCCTCTAACTCAGCACGGACCTGGCGGCCGCCTGTCGCGGAGAGGCGGACGGATACCTTCTTCTCAGCCATGGCGGTGTTCGATCTCTTCGTTGGTCTTGCGTACCATCACCGCCTCAATAGGGGGCAACAGTTCCGCAATGATAATGGGCGAAAGCCCAAGGGCACGCCCCAGCTGTAGGGCCGCGCTCATGTCCCAGCCGGTGACGGCACCACCGCTCATACCGCCTACAACCCGCATTTGCCCGCCAAGGCGCTGGACCAGATCCCAGACCTGCCAGCCCTCGAGGGTTTTTGGTGCGTTCTGCTGCTTTGGGCATTGTGCGCAAACAGATGGACACGCCGCGCAATACTCACCGCCCCCGCCGAATTCCCAATCGGCGAGAGCGGTCAGACGTTTTTTTCCGCGTCCAGGATCAAGGCTCCGGCGATGTATCTGGTCTGGAAGGCCTCAAAAATCGGCCAGATTTCCAGGAGCGCGTCGATGCCCTCGGGCGTGATAGGCAGCGGTTTACCGTCTTCGTCGCCGATGCTCTCCCAATCCTTCACAACAATGCGCGCGACAGCCTTGGCCACGATGCGCGCGAGATCGTCGTTTGAGGGACTATCTTCAACACCTTCGCCTTGTGTCGCGGCCAATATTGCAGGATCACTGCGTGCGGCGAGCATGACGGCGGTGCTCAGAGGCTCCACGAACAGACGCACGCCATGGCCAAGATCGAGCCATTGCGGTTCCGTGGACAAGTTCAAGCGCAGCATCAGTAAGTTCCTCGTTCATTGCTGAGGGTAACAGTGCACATGCGCCCCAAGACCGCGTCGCTGGCCGCCTGCCAGTCGAAGGTCGCCTGCACGCCCTGCGGTCCCGAGATTTCGATCCGCGGCCGTGGTAAATAAACGGCATGTGTGGTCAGGGTCAGGGTTTCGCCACTGGCGAGCGTGTAGGCGAACTCTAATGCGCAGGCCTCGCCGTTGATGGCTTGGCTGACCAGCGTCTGGTCGGCAAAGCGTACGACGACGTTGCCCGTAAGTGCTGCGATAGACGGGTCCGCACCATCAATTTTACCATCGGCCCGGATGGTCTCGATGCGATCGAGATTGTTGGAATAGTTGATATCGGCGGAGACCACGTTGCCGATGTTGGTGCCGTTTCGCGTGATCGACCCGTTGAAATGCCCGAAGCGTTTCAACCCGATATTGGAAGGTGCGCCAACTGCAGTTGTCGTTCCGATCGTCTCGCCCTGTGCCACAATACTGGCTGTTGCGGTCAGGAGCCCCGAGCGCGCCATTTGCCAGTTGAGACTGTCGACCATGCAGCCCGAATACATCGCAAACCGCGGCACCTCCGGCATGCCCGTCTCGATCGAGAGCGACGGCAGCGACCAGTTTCCGGAGCGGAACTCGTGGGTGTAGGGTGCCTCGGCTCCGGTGGTGGTTGGTGCCCCGAACGCTGCCTTCAACCAAAAGCCGAAGGCCTCCGCATCGATCGGGATCACCGCATCGCCATCGGCCGTCACAGCATCCTTGATTGGGGCCTGCGGATCTCGGCCGTAGCCTAACAGTTCCGACGTCTGCAGCGGCTGCTCTGCGCCAAGCGTCGTGCTGGCGAAGGGCATCTTCGTAAAACCGCCCACCGGCGGCGTGCCATATGTCGTCTCGAACGCAAGCGCCATTTGCGCCCGCGCCCCTTGGGCTCGCGCCATCGTCTTCTCCTTGAATGTCAGCTGTGGTGTCAAACCAGTTGGTCGGTCGTGGAATAATGCAGCACCACCGGAATGACGGCGGCCTTCAGGCTGGCCGCGCCCTCAACCGGGAGGTCTACAGGCTGTGGGGCTTCCGCCTCGACCCAATCGCAGAGGCCGCCCAGCGTTCGATCAGCCGCAATGGCCGCGCCGATGCTGGCGGTCAGTGTGTCGAATGCCGTGTCACGGTCCGTGCCCTGCACGACGGCCTCGATCTCGGCCCGGTGCTGGTAGTGGTGGCGCAGCGGCGACAGTGTCACCTCGGGCTCGCCGGGTTCGCCGTCGCGCAGGATCAGCAGGCCAGAAGCTGGCACGCGCTCGGGCAGCACCTCGCCGCGCAGGGCGGTGGCGGGCAGCAACGAGAGGCGCGCGTGCAGCGCGGCGAGGATTGTTTCGCGCGCGCTCATAGTTTTGCCTCCACCCAATTCGCCACGATCAGTCCCGGAACCGCTGCCTGCGCGCGCTCCGCATCCCGCGCCAGATCCAGCCGTTTCGCGAGCTTCACCTGCGGCACCAGCAGGAAGATCGGCACCGTCGCCTTTCCGCGCCCCGTCTTCGAGCGCGACGCCACTCCCAGTCCTCGGTTGTTCAAACGCCCATCCGCGACCAGCAGGCTCGGGCCGCGGCGACGAAAGACAAAGCGCAGGCGTAACCCGCGCCGCCGCTCCCATTCACCGGGGGAGAGACGTCTGCCTCGCGCGCCCTTACCCGCAGCAGGCGTCGGGATTGCCAGCCAGAACCCATCCTTCGAGCGGATCAGCGGACCTGTGTCATGCGTGCCAATAATCACTGGTGCCTTTGACCAGACGAGCGCTGCTGCATTCAGACTGGGCTGGCCCTTGGGGTAGTTTGCTGCGCGGATGGTGCGTGCCAGGCGTTGGCCGAGACCCGCACCGGTGATCTGTCCGCGCCAATCCGCCTTGAGGCCCGCGCCCGCGTCTTGCATCGCTGTGGTTACAGCTTTTTCGCCTGCGAGGACTTCAGCGCGCATTGCCACGACGATGTTCCCGGTGATGTTGAGGTCAAGCTTCATGTGGGCTGGCCTCAATGGTCCAGATCAGCCGGTCTCTATCCCGCATCGGCTCGCCCTCGATCAAAAAGGTCTCGTCCCCAAAGAGGATCTGGTCATGTGGGCGAGGTTTTGGCAGTTCGGCGGTTCGGACATCAAATAGGAAGGTTTCCGACCAGATCCGTGTGGTGCCAAAAGCTACATCGGCATCGGCGCGCCGCGGGATAATATGAATGCGGGTAAACTGTCCCTTGCTGTCGCGATGCCAAGCTTCATGAGCGAGGTTCGGATCAGCGAAGAGCAAATCGAGCGCCACGGCGAAGGCCGTCATGGTGCATCCGCCTCAGTTCGAGCTCAGAAGTCGGATCGCCATGCACGGCCGCTTGTTGACCGGCAGGATCGAGCTTTCGGTCATCAGATCGATCCAGCGCCCCTTGGCGTCTATCATCTGGCGGGCGTAAAGCGGCAGGCCGATAGTATTGGCGGTTTCCAGCAGATTGGCGGGCCCGCCATAGGTGGTGAAGGTGTCAAACGTGCCCAGCGGAAACGCGATCCCTTCGCCTGCTGGAATCAGCCGCTCGGATGTTCCGTTCGATAGGGTTACAGAGCCGTTGTATTCCTCGAACAGAATGCCTGCGAAGGGGAAAGCGCGACGCATATCTTCGCGCAGGGGCTGGCCACCCGTGGCAGAGAAGAACTTGTAGGCCTCTTCAGTCTTGGGGTGGCTGATAAGCTTGTCGAAGTATTCGGAACTGACCAGCGCATGGGCTGTGGTCATGGTCTCGCCCAGCAGATTGTCTTCCATGGCGCGCAGCACGCTGCGCACCTTGCCCTGCACATTTGTGCCAGCAGTCCCAAACACAAAGTCGATCGAGATCTTCTCGAGGCCAAACTCGGTGAAATAGTCGTAAAGCGTGGTGCCTGCGCCATCCTTGACGATACCGCGCAGGGCATTCATCTCCATGTATTCGCGGGTCTGGGCATGTTTGCGGCGCATCAGTGTGAGCTTGCGGTTCATCACCTCAACCAGCGGATCGGCGGCGTCCGACAGGCCCAGTGCGGGGATACCCTGAATGTCGGCAGGCAGGATCACATCGTCATGCGGGATCCAGGGCAGGGCAAAGGATCGCATGGAGCGCTGCTCGCGGTTTCCAACAGTGGCGGGCGCGCCGAGGGGTACTGAGGGCAGCAGGCTCAACACGCCTTCGCGCTGCTCGATCACGATGGAGCGCTGTGTGACCCCCTCAAAGCGGAACAGGCCAATCTGACCCAGGCGGGTGTAGAGGTTGGGCAGGATGTTGATCGCCTGTGTCATCTCTGCGAGCGAATAGCCGCCCGCGTCAAAGGGATTACGGGTGAGGGTCATAGGAAACTCCGGGGGAAAGAGGAAAAAGGGCTGGCAGGCTGCTGTGAAGGGTCAAATCAGGCAGTATCGCGCGGCACGATGCCGAGGGCTGTGAGTTGGCCGTGTTTGGTGGTGGTCTTTGCGGCATCATCGACGGTTGCATCAAAGACCAGCGCAGCCTTGGAGATGATGGCAGGGCCGCGCATGACGACCAACCCTGAGGCATCAGCGGCAGTGGCATCGACGGCGTAAAGCAGTACGGCGGCCGCGGTCTGCGCCCCATCGGTTCCACCGGAAGTGGCAAGCTTGTATTTGCCGCTGGCCGTAGTGCGGCCAAGAACAGCACCGACAGGATAGGCGGTCCCTGCCAGCAGTGTGATGGTTTCGCGGGTGAAGTTGGGGTTCAGTTCGTATTTGAGAACATCGCCCATGCTGGGCGGCTGTGTCAGGATGGGCATGTCAGGGATCCTTGTGATCAGGGGGCAAAAAGAAATCCCCTGCCGGGGAGGTGCGGCAGAGGATCAGGTGGCAGGGTTTCAGGGGTGAGAGGGCTTTCAGCCCTTTGCACCTGCAGAGGCCGCGCGTTTTGCGGCGACCACGATGGGGCTTTCGGCGCTTTTGGGGATGACCGGCGATGGCGGCGCTG